TGTTCATCAACGTATATATCTAACGTAGGATCAATACAATTCTCGTAAGTTGCTTTATACCAATTTTCGTAACTTATATCCATTGCATAATTAATTTAGTCATACATACAACAAAAGCTACTGCAAAAATGCTAGTAGCTAATGTTTTTAAAAATATATGTGTTGAATTAGGAATTACAGAAACGGCATAATCTCTAATGTGTTGATGTTTAAAAAACTCTACAACTTCTTTAGCATTAAGTATATACTCGTTTCTATTTTGTCTATTTATTACTTTATAATTTGTTTTCATATTAGTTTTAAAATTTATACAAATATATAAATAATTAACTAAGTAATTAACTAAGTAATTAAAAAAGTTATTAACAATTTAGATGTTAATATTTATAAGTTATTGATTATAAAGGCATTAAGAGGTTAATAGGTAGTGTACCATTGTTTAGTACAACTGCACATCCTATTGCTTGTTTCTTAAAGTTTTTGGCATAAGCTGCTGCATAAGATTTAGAATCTACACCACATCCAACTTGCATTCCAAATATTTTATATTTCTTACCGACATACCACCGACAGTATGCTTCAGTATGTGTATGTCCACACACACTAGACATTAGATTATTTTTTGCTTTTGTTTGTGCTTGACCTCCTTCTCCATGTTCAAAAAGCACATCATCATAAATTACACTTTCTACCCAATTCCAATTAGGTGTACCTAATACTTCATTATACGACCTTATCCAAGCAGAAGGAATGCCACCTGTCATAGCTTTTCTTGCAGCCATTCTATCATGGTTTCCAATACATACATCTGCATTAGGAAAAGCATTGTACCATTTTTGTATTTTTTTTATTGCTAGTTTTAATTCATTACCTGATGATAAACCATCAGGATAAGGTTCATGATAACTAAATCCATGTGAATCTATGCAATCTCCAATCATTATTACATGGTTACAATTATAATTTTCGTATTGTTCTAAACACCAATCAAGATAGCCATCTAAACAAAATGGTTCATGTAAGTCGCCAATAACTAAAATGTTACGAACTTCTTTATTACGCATTTTATCTAATGCTGCTATCTCGTGTGGTTTTAATCTGTATCTATTACTTCGCACTATCTGCAATTCCTTGTCCAACAACAAGAGTTAAACAAGCATAAAATAATTTAGAAGCAGTTTCTTCATCTACACCTAAATAAGTTACTATTAATGGTATTACTACAGAACTAACTGCATACCAAAACTTTTTACTTTTCATCATAGTTAATATTAACCAATTTTTCATTTTATTTATTTTTAATTAATAATTTAATGTTTTCGCCACCTAAATTAAGTATTCTTCTCATTAAAAAATCCATAGCATATTTAGATTTACTAACAAAGTCCTGTTCATTATTAAAACCTACTAGAATACAACCCTGTGTATGTTCAGGTTTATTACCTCTATGAAACAAGATAAAACTTCTATCAGGCACTTCCTGTACTATAAGATGTAAATAATCTCTTGTAGCACTCTCTCTCGGTGTCCGTAAGCTAACTTCATAACTACCTGTAGGTATGCAGCTAATATTACGTTCATTGTTTATATATGGATTCTCTAAGGTATCACATACATATTCTTCATTCAAATACAACCTACCTATAATAGATTGATCTGTAAATATTTCTCTCTCAAGAACAAGATTAACCTTGCCCTCTTGATTTTTTCTTAAAAGCATTTTGTGATTGGGAAGCATTTTTTGAGTGTACTCCTTTACGTTTAGTACGAGTTTTTTTTACTACTGTGTAAGATTTAATCTTTCTTGGCATTTTTCTTTTTTTGACTATACCACTTATCAATCGTATATAAAATTGAAATTACTAACAGAACAATTTTTAGTGCTAGTTCTATATTAGAAAATGTTGTTACACTTAGGACTGTTCCGTTTACTGCTGCTACTTCTAGAGTGTCCTGTACTGTTTTTTGTATTGGCATTTGTCAAATATGTTTTTAATTTAATCTTATTTACTTCTTTTACTTTATATCTTTTCTTCATTATGTAAGATCAGGTGTTAAAAAATCTCTAAGTGTTATTTTATCTCCCTGCATTTTAGGTCTTTCTAAATTCATTCCTGCATAATACGAATTACTATCTGGGCTAACATCTGCACCTGAGTTTGTAGAATATTCTGGAAACAAGCTAATATTATTTTTAATATACTCTATCATTCTTTCCATATAATACTCCCCTGTATTTAGAACCTCACTTCTAAGATGTTGTGCTTCTTCTGTAGTTAAAGCTACTCCATTTTCTGATGTCTTAGAATATATGTTACCATTCTCTATCTTAAAACGTAAAAAAGGTATTGCGTGATATAATGCAAAGTTAGGTAGCATATCTCCAATATAAGTATCTAATAATGTTTTGTAGTTAGCATTAGCAGGATTGCTTATAGTACCTGCCGTTATAAGGTCTTTAAGTTTTTGATTTAGGTCTGTACCTAATTTAGTTTCTACATAAAGTTTCTGTGCTTGTTTTACAAAAGGTAATAAAAAATCTACATCTACATTCATATTGATTGCAGTTGAATCTTTTAGTTTATCTTCTGATATAAATAGTACGTATGCCATATTATCTCTTTTTTACAAATCCGTTATTAGGTAAATCTCTTGGTGCTACAGAAACTTCTTTTGCGTTTCTAGGTAATTTTACACCTCTACTTCTTGCTTCAGTTGATGTTATTATTTTGTCTGAATTTTTAGGTCTGCTTCCTGTCTGTACTAATATGATTCTGAACCATTTATGGAAACAATTACCACCTCCTTTATATTTCCAGATTGAGTAAGTATCTGCACCACCTTTACCCCAACCAGGATTTACTGCTCTGTTACCCATAGCAATAATATCTTCTTTTCTGTATACTTTATTTGCTTTAGTCATTTTTCTGCAAAATTCTCTTTCTCCTGATGCTTTACCTGCATATCTATATCTTACTCTATATATATCATCTTTGTATTTATCTTGCTTACTTTTTTGATCTTGACTTGACTTTCTATTTGGATAAGCTGAACCTGTAGTAGCAAACTCGTAATAAGATAAATTTAATTCTTCTTCAAAATTAAAATCTTCAAATTCTTCATTAACTTCTTGTTCGTGAAAAATCTCCCAACCCTCAGGCATATCTTCTCCGTATTCTTCTATTGCTTTATCAAGTTCAGTTTTATCATAACAACTCTTATCGCATTTATCTTTATTTTTACCACAATCACATTCTTTTAAATCAATTAATTGATCGTGATTTTCACAAGGCATATAATACTCGTTACCATCTTGTGTATGTATATGATGTCCACTACAACCTAATCTTTCTGCTTCTGCTTCAGCTTCTTCTATACTGTCAAATAAAGGTAACTCTTTACCATCAGAAACTATTGAACCTACTTTCTCTAAGTTATAGTTATCTTCTTCATCTGCTGTTAGTTCTTCATCATTCAAAGGTTTTAATCCTAGTTCTTCTCTAATCTCATCTTCAGTCATTACTTCCTTCATATCTTCTATAGTAAACTTAGATGTGATTGGCTTAGCTTGTACAAATGAGAAAGGTATATTAATACCATTAACCTCAAATATTTTAGATAAAGTTTTTATTATGTGTTTTTGGAAAGGCACTACAACTGTATTTAAGTAAACCTCAAAAGCTGCATTTAACTCATCTACATTAGAACCTAGCCCTGTATCGTTTTTAATACCCATAAGCATAGGAGAAGTAACTCTATGACCTGTAAGTATGTTTTGTACTAAAAGTTCCTGTAACGCAAGATATTGCTTGTCTGCGTTGCTTACAGTAATTGGTGTTATCTCAGGAGTTCTAGTTTTATCATCTGAAAACGTAAGTACAAACTTTCCTGAATTACTAGCACCTGTAAACTTTGCTGCTAAACTTTGCTCAATTTGGTATCTCTCCTCTTGTGAAGGCACTCCGTTAGCAAAGCTAATCATATAGCTTCCTGAAAAACCATTAGAAATATTATTTAAATGAAACTCAGCTACTCTCTGGTCAACGAGCGCCCAATTATTTGCAGCAAGATAATCTGGCGTGTGGTATATATCCATATTAGGACTGTATGAACCTGTATATAATAATTGACTAGGATTAGTTCTATCCTTAGTATTAAAAGCAGACAACTTCATAGGTTTGTTTACTCTTGTATTACTCCAATCTGCACTTATATAATAGCAATCTATTTTACCCATAGCATTAGGTCTAGCTGCTCTTACTCTTTCTACAGGAACGTGGTGTATCTCAGCTATTTCTGTTTTTGCTTTATTCCATATAATATGTAAAGCAAACCCACCTTGTAGCTTAAAGTCAAATGAAATCTTTTTAATTACTTCGTGTAAAGTTTCTTTACCATTAGCTTCAGCAAAGAATTTTTTAAGTTTAACAAATTGTTCTAGGTTTTCGTTCTCATCTACTATTATATCCTCTCCTGCAATCATTTCAGCAGTAGTGTTTATAATAGCAGCGTGTGTACTAGAATTGTAATATAGATCAATTAAGAACTGAGGATATAGGTTTCTCCAATTCTCCGTTCCGTATTCTATATACTCTCTCCCTCGTACTTCTTGTACGACAGGACTTGTTTCACTTGATAAATCTACACTTAGTATATTTTCCATAATTTAATTTATTCTTGTTCAGGTGTCCAATCAGAACCTCTTACTATTGCTAATATCTCCTCGTGAGTATATTGGTCTAGTCCTTCTAAAAAAGATGGAGTTTCGCCCATAAATTTAGCAATAAATAATGTTTCATCTAATGACTTTCTAATAGTTGCAGGACTATCCTCTACGATTTGTGAGAAATCACATACAGGGTTTCCTTCTGCATCTACTTCAGTCAATAAACTTGTATTTGGTGTTGTATATATCATAATTTTAATTTTTTAAGGTGTATCTTCTACTATATCTGATGCAGACATATTAGTCATAGTACCATAGTTGTTTTCTGTAAATAAATCTATTGTTACAGGTAATCCTGTTGTCTTAGCATACGTTTCTGCTTGTGTTTGTTCTTCTAACTGCGCACCCCAAATTAAAACGCTACCAAAACCACTTGCAGCTCTATCTTGTAAAACTAATCCTATATCATTAGTACCATCATGTGAATAAGTTGCAGTATATCTTTGCCATTCATTTGTTACTGTTATTGCATCCATATAAAAAGCAGAATTTCCTGTACCTCTTAAATATAAAGTTGTATTACCACTTATTCTTTTTATATATAAACTTACTGTTGCAGTACCACTTGTTACAGGGTTACTAGTTGTTTGTATGTTTGAATATTGTTGTGTAAAATTAAGCAAAGTTGCAGTATTACTACCATCAGGTGCTATTTCTGTACTAGATGTTATGGTTGCATTATTATGTAAAGTCCAACTACTTTGACTAAAATCTTCACTATAAGTAATTAAGTTAGTAGTAGATGATTTTCTTACTGCTGCTATACCATCTGTTTTAAGGTATGCAGTAGCTTGTGATTGTGCTTCTACTTGTAATCCATAAAAAGCTATTTCTAAACCACTAGCACCCATACCTGAACTAAACCTAGCATCTACTAATTGAACATTAGATGGGTTACTACCATTAATTGCAGTTAATTGATATCTTTTCCATTCTGTTGTCAAACTTATTGTTGTATCAGAATCAGCAGCATTTCTTAATTTTACATCAGCAGTTTTATTAGCTTTTAAGTAAACTGAAGATGTATAGTTAACTGAAGTAGTAGTAGTTGTAGATGGAAAAATTCTTCTATCTTCCATATTAACAAAACTAACTGTTGTACCATCAGGTGCAGTAGTAGTATTACTTGAATAGCTACCAAAACCTGACCAAGTAGAAATATCATTTTGTATAAATATATTAGTAGTAGGTATATGTGCAAGATTAGGACTTGTTTGGTCTTGTATGATAGGGTAGCCATCCATAATACCATCCCCCATTCTATAGTAGTTTCTAATCTTTGTTAGTGGGTGTATGTTAGTAATATTACCCTCTACCATATTTGTCATCATAGCACCATTTCCATTTAATTTATCAACAGTAATATTACTAATTATAACATTTTGTCCTATAGCACTACTTGACAAACTTAAATGAGAATTATTATTAGCAGAATTGATAATGCCATAAATTGTATTTTGACCTAAAGTAACAGTAGTTTCTGTAAAAGTAGTACCTGTGTTATACCATTTCATAGACATATTATTTCCAAAAACTGTACTGTTTGTAGATAATGTAAAAGATAATTTATAAATTCCTACTGCAAAATTCCCTACAGTATCTAGTAATCCTGCATTTGACATATACCCAAGAGCATAACTGCTACTTGCTGTAGTTGAAGTAAAGCTAACACTATTAGCTGAATCATCATTAACTCTTGTTACGTTATTTTCTGTGTAAGTTTGTGTTGATGGTGTTCTTACTGTAATAGCTTCTGTAGTTGTGTCTACTTGGTCATAAATAACAGGGTACTCATCATTAGTACCATCTCCCATCTTCCAATATCCTTGTAATCCTGTGTTTACTTCTTGTAATGTTACATTATCTATTGAACCTACAAAACTTGAATTTGCAGTAAAACCAGAGTTACCATTATGTCCTGATTCTATATATATATCAAAACTATAATCTCCATTAGCACTAACTTGTTGGTCTAAAGTTCCTGATGCACCAAAAAATGCAGTTGTTAAATGTCCTGCACTATAATTGCTTAGTGTAAATGATATATTAATAGTTTTACCTGATAAGCTTCCTAAATTTTGATAAAAGATAGAACTTGATGATTGACTTCCATCACAACTAGCTAAACCATTTGCTATACTCCAACCTGTACCTTTTGTCCAATCACTATCAGTATCAAAAGTACCATTCTGTACTACATTAGCATAAGGACTACCATTCTCAATATCACTTGATGTTTGGTTTGTCATTATTGCAGGGTTGCCATTTATTTGTTTTAATGTAAAACTACTAATTTGAGTATCAGTAAAAGAATTTGGTGCATAAAAACCTATATAAGCATAACTAGATGGTGCAGTAAAATATACTTCATTTAAACCTGATGATAAACTTGATAACACAACTGTTGCACTTGTTAAACTTGTATTCGGAGAAATTCTTATTTGACAAGTTATTGCTTGTGAAGATGTAAACTGTAATTTATAAGTTTTACCACTTGTAATTGTTGTTATAGAATAACAGTTATTACCACTTCCTGAAGAAACCATCTGTGTAATATTTGAACCACTTGAAGCAAAAGATGAAAAATCATTATTTGACCAAGAAGTTACTAACTCACTACCTAAAGTAGCATTTGTTTGATCTGCAATCAATGGATAAGAATCTAATGTACCACTACCCATTCTCCAATAACCTGTTAAGTTAGATGAAGATTCATAAGCTGCTTGATTTGTCGTTAAGTCAATAGGTAATCCGTGATTGTATAAAGAAGATACTTCATCAGCAGTTAGTGTAGTGTTCCATAAACCTACTTGACTCATTTTACCTAAAAATTCATTTTCAGCAGAATAACCTCTACCTATATATTTAATAGTCATACTATCATCAGTTGTAGCTGAACTTGTACCCCTAGAAACTCCATCTATATACATAGTCCAAGTTTTATCACTATTCCAAACTAAAACCATATATGTCCACTTACCAACTTCAAAAATAGTACCACTTGCAGTTATATTCCAATGGTCTGAATTTGTATCTGTTTCTCCTTCTATGCTTGTAGATTCAGTTCCATTTTTCATTCTTACATAAGAATACGTTGTGCCTAATCCGAAAAATGAACGGTAATTATCTACTTCACTAGGATTTATCCACATAGCTATTGAATTTCCTGCATTAAAAGTTATATCTGTTAATATCAGAGTATCATCAACACCATCAAAATCAACTTGCTTAGTATTAAATACTGTAGGGTTACCTGATTGATAGTTGTTTCTATTTACAAGTAGATTAGTAGGCATACCTTGATTGTATAGTGATGCTACTTCTAATGATGTTAATGCTCTGTCATATAAACCTACCTCTGTAATATTACCACCAAAATATGCTGTACCATTTTTTCCTATTAAAAAAGGTTCTGTATTAGATAAATCTCCATTTACAGAACTTATATCTATTTCTGAATTTTGTACTCCATTTATATAAAAATGTGATTTATCACTTCTATCAAATACAACTGTTATATTGTACCATTTATTTTCATCAAATACGTAAGTATCAAAATTAGTTGTACTACCTGAGCCATCTTCTAAATAAGTGTAAATTCTTTTTTCAGTAGAACCTCTAAATATAATAGCATAACCTACACCACCTGCCCAAGAACCACTCTTTTTTGAAACTATACCTGAATAATCATCTACTCCTGTTTCCCATCTAAACCAAAAACTTATAGAAAAGTCATTTGTAGTAACATCTAACACATCTCCTGATGTCAAGTAATCATCTGTACCATCAAACTCCATACTCTTAGTAGAAGTGATTAGTGGATTAGCTGACTGATAAGCACCTGCATTAAGCATAAGGTTTGTAGCATCGTGCTTTAGTTCTTGTACTACTATGTTGTCTATACTACCATCAAAACCACCTATTGCTCTAAAATATAATGAAGTACCATCAGACACAAAAGAATTTTCATAAGTTCCATTTGTAGTTATGGTTGCATCTACAACACCTGTATTACCTAATCTTAATTGTAAACTTCCTGTTGTCCTGTCTGCTACATCAAAAATTACTTTATATGTTCTGCTATTTAAAACAACTGTGCTTTGTTGTAATGCTTCATCTGCACCACCATCAAATATTGCCTTAGTACCATCTGTAGACCACCCTGTACCAAATGTCCAATGCTGCCCTACTTCTTTGACTGATACATTGTCTACTGTACCTGTAAAATTACTTGTAGCTATTACTTGTAAATCATCATTATCAGAGTTTGTAGGTGTAGTATAAATTGTATAAACACCATTACCTGTTACATTACCTACAAAAATTGTTGGTGCTAGTTTTATATTTACACTACCCTGAACATAATCTTTTATTTCAAAAACTACTTTGTATGATGTGTTTAAAGCTAAAATATTATTTTGTCTAAGAACTGCTGAAGAACCATTTGTAATAGCTGCACCATTGTCGTTCATTATCCAATCACCTCCAAAAGTCCAATCTTGCCCAACCTCTTTTACTGATACGTTGCTTATACTAGCATTTAAAGAATGCCCACTATTGCCTGTACCCATTTGAAAATAACCTGTAGTAGTAGAAGTTATTGTAAAGTATTTAGTATATGTACCACTTGCACTTATTAATTCATTATTACTTATTTGTGTACCTGCACCTGTTACTGCACTACTAAATACTATTCTTAAATCATCTCCACTATTTTTTGTATAATCAAAAGTAACTTTATAAATTTCTCCTGATGTTACACTTATAGCATTTGATACTGCACCTGCAAAAGCAGAAGATACAATAGCACTTGTAATATTATTACCTGAAGTTGTAAAAGTTGTAAAAGGATAAGTAGTACCATTAGTAAAACCTGTTACTTCTTCTGAACCTATCTGACTAAAATCTCCATTAGTTACTTCTTCGTTTCCTATCTGTGAGAAGTTAGAATTAGCCACTCTATTTGGGCTATAATAGGTGTTAAACATACGAGTAATCTCAGTTTGTGTAAGTTCTCTATCGTAAACTGCAAACTCATCTATCTTGCCATTAAAACTACTACCACCTG